TAAGTACTTGTGTTTTAGTATTTAGAACGTACGCGTTCCTGTATGTCTCCTCTAGGTGTCAGTTCAGGACGTACGCGTCCTGTTCTTGTCTTACCGTCTGTGAGTCTGCTGTTAACCTTGTTCCATATTTAACTGATCGTTGTTGACCGATCTAAAAGGAATTCAACACCCTCTCGGCTATATGCCGTCTCTCTAGCGTGTAGAGAGTTATTGCAAACACAGCAATGTGTGAGTGATGTGAAAAATCTAAGGTTACTAGTTTGTCAGTCTAATCTATTGATTAGCTGCTAGTTATGTAGGCCTTGTGAAGAAGTCTGACCAACTTCTAATGATCACCGCCAAATACCACGTCTTTTGTGGTAACACCCCACCAGGGTGTATTTTGTATTTGTTAAATGATTTAGTGTAGATGCTTAATTCATTTTACAAAAACAACTGAATGAAGTTAACAATCCTGGATTCGCTGTTAATTTCTACTGAAAGAGTAAGTGCCTTAAATGGCCCTGTCCTCCATCGTGTTGCAGACCGAAAATTAGTAGTTATTTAACATAGAATCTGGAATTGTTTTTATCCAACGTACCGGAACTTTTGTAATATAGCTTGCTTTCCAAAACTTTCAGCACTAGTTACTGCTAGTGTAGGGTTGTTCGCCACGCCCGATCTTTGGTTTGTTCTTAAGTATAGCTTGAGCCATTCGCCGTTTGTTTTTGTAAAGTCTTTTAAGACGTTCTCCGTCATTTATTTTGTTTTTGCAGTCAGTTGCTGCCTTTTCGTACCACCTCCACCACCAGTGGAGTCCGCCTATTTATTATCATGAAAGTCATTTCTAAGAGAGTAAATAAGGTCGAAAGCGAACAAAATAGGCCCTGCGCTATTGCGCCCCCCCGTACCATCGTCCCATCTTATAAGGGACAAAAGCTCTGTACCACAGAGCACGGTTCGAAGAGAGCTGCTTGGAGATCTGTATCATCTAGCATTTCTAAGTCATTTCAACCGCAGTTCGGAACAGAATTTTTAAGTTCTGGACTTTCCTCTCTTGTCGCTGTGAACGAACTTGTTGAGAATCTATCAAAGTTCTCCAATGTTCAGCTCCCAGATGATGTGATTCCTCAAATTGAAGACATTGTTTCTTTGTTTTTCGCTCTTCGTGAAGTACAAAGTGTCTCTCAATTCTTTGGAATTATATTTCCTCATATTCGTAATCGATACCCGCAAAGTATTTCTGTTGCCATTATTAAGTATCTTACCAATATGTTTAAAGCATCTGGTATTGAGCCCCAGTGTGGGACTGAGAACTCTTCATGGGTACAAAGTATTCGTGATTGTTTTCAGAATTGGAAGCTTCTCAAATCCAATAAATTCTTTGGACAAATTTCTACATTGTTAGGAATCCTTGTCACTGTTGGATTGTGTGATGCTTCTCGTCTTACCTTCTCTATTGCTGGTTTTGAGATTATTAAGCCCGATTTGCTTAAATCTCACGCTAGTGCTTGGGATTTAGTTGATGCCTTATTTTCAACTGTTAAATCCTTTGCTGAAGGCTTGTATCTTTGTTTTCAAACTGGTTCTCTTAAGCCCTTTTTGATTAGTGATATTGCTGCCAATGAACTTGAAGAACAGTATGTTGAATATCTTCAATGGTGGGATTTTGTCAAAAATGGAAACCTTGAAAAGTTTACTAAAGTCACTGAAAGTGAATTTATTATGCGCGGTAAATCCGTGACTAGTCAATTCAAAGCTTTAGCTCAAACTCTTAAAGGAATGGAGAAGAAAGTTGTCAACGATAAGATTTACAAACT